CGGCTCTGCGTACCATTTGCAAGAGCCGCAGGACGGCTCGGATTTGTTCTTACAGGTTTCTGCCGTACATCGGACAGCCTTGCCAGCAGAAAACTGCTTGATGCCCATGCAAGAGCAATGTTCGGTGGTACAATAGAAGTTCATTCCTCTATCTCCTTCCATCCGATAAACTCACATAAACCAACAGTGTTGTTGGCGCAACGATGAATGAGGACTTTATCGCTTATTTTGAATTTTGCGATAAACCCAATTTTACTTTCTTCCATTTCGTTTTCAAACATCCAATCAACAATGTCTTTGTCGATTCTGACATCGCTTTCGTCCGTCATGGTCGCAAAGCACTGTTTGCACCTGTAAAGAGCGCACTTTTTCATTATATCTGCCCTCTATTTCTCCTTCTGTTGGCATTGAACCGTCCGATCACTCGCTTATACTCCTCATAGCACTCCGGGCACAGGTCGCCGGTGCCCCTGCGCCACGCCCAGTCTTTGAAGTATTCGTCAGGGTTCATCATTCTACAGCCAAGAACCGCTCCGCAGCGGTCGCATACTCGCTTGTGGTAGATTCCTCTGTCAGTTTGCATTAGTTGCTCCTTTTGCCAAATTTCTTCTGCATCTTGGCCATCAATGCTTCGATACGATCCTTATTTCGTCATATTATCGCCGTGAAAAATTAAGATTCCGTTTGTTTAAAGAATTCTTTCCATTTGCCGCACGGAAGATAATGCCATTCTCCGTAATCATCATCGTAGAAATCCGTATTTATCGCCAAAGTACCATCTAATTCAACCTCCCCGAAATAATTTTCTCCTTTTTCAAATGAGCCGTTATCATTGATGCACAAAAATTTATCCACAATATCCTCCTTCTTTTCTGTGTATTGACGCCTTCACGTTTTTTGGCTTACTACCAATAGCTATTTTCCATCGATTGCCACCTCTCTATATTCCACGTCAATCCCTTTCGGCAAAGCCGTCTGGTACTTCTGTGCCAACTGCTCTGCGCTCTGGGCATCGCCCAACGGCTGTTCAGGCGGTGCAACGGTGACTTCCACGTTGTCACGCATACCGAAGTAGTTCTTGGCTCGGAAAATCCACTCTGCCGGGTTTTCCTGACCATACATACCGTTGTACGCCCACATGGACTGCATTTGCAGAATCAGCTTCAGGATGTACTTCTGCTGTAAGCTGTCGTCACGGCGTTTTCCTGTCATAATCTGTCTAAGGCTAGGCCATTCGATGCCCAGAACCAGTGCAATCCATTCCACCACAGGGGAAATTCTGGCTTCGATGCAAGCGTCAAAGAAGAAATCAAGTCGTTGCTGCACTTCAATGGGGTTGTTCATGTCCACGCTCGGAAGGTCGCCAAAATACTTTGCGGCAATCATGCCGACAACTTTCTTGTCCTCTTCATCACCGATTCTCGACTGTAAATCGCCTGTATTCAGCATCTTAGACCTCGTGATTGCTAACTCCTGTTGTTCTTTCACCTTTTTACTCACCTGTGAGCGGATAGATTTCCGCTTGTTAAGCATCTGTTGTTTCTTCTTCTCTCGCTCTTTCTCACGCTTTGCAGCGGCTTCTTCTTTCGCCTTTTGCGCTCGCTTTTCACGCTTTTTCTTTTCAGCTTCGGTCAGCGGCGGTCTGCCACGACCACGCTTCGGGGGTGTTGACATGTATCAGGCCTCCTTGATGGGTTTCCAAACAGGGTATGCGTATGGATGCTTTGCAACCTCATTCCACAACCACTTATATGGATAACCTACGCAATCGGACTTTGTAATCGGCCCAGCAATCGCCATCACATAGCCGTTTTCATCTGCATCTTCTTTCTTAGGCGGCTGCTCGAATGTGCTTCTCCACAAGCCATCAAACCCGATTTCGCTATAAGAGCAGGTTTCGAAATAATGCGTAGCCATTCCAAGTTCTTGCTCAATATCGCTGAGAATGCTGTTGTCATCCTCGTCCGTTTCGGTTTCAAGAACAAGGTAAATCCGCTTTTTCACGCTCTCACCTCTTCATTTTCGTTTCGATTTTATCTAGCTCGGTTGCAATCCACCAGATGGAGCAGCAGCTGTCCAACTGCCGCCACCAAGCACACTTTTCTTTCTCACAGACGCACCGACCAAGCGGATTGCTGTTCATCTTCATTGGACAGTAAAGTTCGTTGCCTATTGGTTACTCCTTCTCAATATGTACCTTAGCTCTTTGAACGTTTTCTAAATCGGCAAAACTTTTGAACGAACCGTTTTTCAAATTTACAGCGTTATAAACCAGCGTAGCAAAATTTCCGCTTGTTATCGTAGTTGAAACGTTCTCTGTTTTCATGTAAAGTTCCGAATGATGATAAAACGCTTCCGCAACATCAATGTCGCTAAACGGCATTAGAATATCATTTATTGATTTAATTTCCATATTTACTTCCACCCCATCACAACAGCCGTACAAACGACCAGACACACGTTGGCGAACAGCCAGACGAGCATTGCCTGCTGTTTTTCAAACAGGTTGTCTGCCATGTCCTTGATTGTCCGTTCGGACTGAACTACTACCGCCAGCAGGACTAGGCAGATCAGCCAGCGAGTTATAAATTCAAACATTGTTATCCTCCATCAAATCGTCCATGCTCAACTGACCGCTGACGTTGTCATCTTCCATCCACCAGCGAAAAACGTCCATTCCGGTTTGCCAGTCGCACGGCAAGCCTTTTGCTTTTCTGAAATCAAGCATTCTTTCAAACGCAGAAATGTACATTTTTTCGTAGGCAGGCCAGCGCATAAACTCACGCTGTCTGCCCCCCCTACCGGCCATAGGGCAGCCGATGCAACCAACACGCTTCTGTCCTTCGCAGTAAAGCGGGTTGATGGGCAAGTGTTCGCTGTGCGTGTAGTCCCATACATCATCATCAGACCAATCTACAATAGGGTTGACGGTCATTTTGCCCTTGAGGTTGCAGGTCTCAAAGAGCTGCCGCTTTTCATCATTGTCTCCCATCAAGATGATGCGCTTTTCTTTGTCATGATGGCTAAATTCCATTGTTCCACGGTTTTTCTTTCTGTTTGTGGATTCAGCCCAGCGGACACCTGTTGCAATGAATCGGTTTTTGCCAGTGTTCTCTTTCAAAGCAGCACAGCAATACCGCACAAGTCGTGTAGGCGGCATCAGCTTTTGTGGAATCAGCGTCCACATGGACACAGGCTTGTCCTTGTAGCGGGGCATGACAATGGAGCATTTGATTCCACGCTCTTCCATTGCCTTGAACTGCTTACGGATGAAATAGACTGTCTCCGGCGCATCTGCTGTGGTGTGGCTGTTGACCACCTCAAAGTTGATTCCGGCACGTTCAGCCAGTGCCACAAGCACTTGCGAATCCTTGCCGCCAGAGTATGTGACCATCAACGGTTTCTTGTAACGATGCTCTGATAGCCTTGCAGCGTCCTGCAACCGTGCGATCGCAAGCTGTTCCTTATCAGTCACGGTTTACCACCTCGTAATTAGAGCATTCCATGTTTTCTCCGCAGATTGGGCACACTGGGTTTCTTCCTTTGTTTACGACTGCCGTTGCAAATCTCATGTCAATGATTTTAACTTCAGTCCAGCATAGCAAGCATTTGTAAGTTGCTTCTACGATGTGATTCTCGTTCGGGTCTGAGAATATCGCTTCGTCAATCTGGTTGTGCGATAATACTGCCATCAGCTCCACCTTTCTCTCAGCTCTTTTTCGACCTGTTCTGACTTTGCGGTGATGTAATCAGCAAACTCGTCAGGGGTCATGTCCTCTTCTTTGAACTTTCCGACCATCTCCCAGTACCTATCACCAATGCGGATGATTTTCTGCACCTGTTCATCGGACAGGTCTGCATCGCACCGAAGGTTTTGAATCAGTGCGCCCCATGTGGCGGCGATGCCATCCAGAGCCATGCGAAAGCCGTACAACTGGTTCTGCCGTGCGATTTTGCGGAGGTTGGTCGGCTTGACCTGTTTGTTGCACAAAGGGCAGTTTCCGAATTTATTCATCTGGCTGCTCCTTGTTTTTAATAGTGACTTTCAAGATCACAGTCTTCCCGTCTTTGGTATCCCAAGCATAACCATAAAAGCCTTGTTTTTCTTCTTCTGCTTTGGAAACAAACCAGTCTCGAACTGCTTCTACTGCTTCATCCGTAACACAAGTTTTATCTTTCCACTCTTTTCCATTTGCTTTTACGGTTCCTGCGTAAATGCCAAACATCCCACATCCAACATGATATTCAGCCATTTTTATTCTCCTTTGCTTCAAGACGAGAGAGCCAGCGAGTGCGCTTTGCTCCAATAATTGCTGTGGCATCCTCATACCATTCAGGTGAGCAGTTCAGTGCAGAGATACAAACAATCACATCCGCATACTCCTCGATCAGAGCGTTTTCGCACTCATTTACGCTCTTCGGTGTCGGGTTCGTGCCATCCAGCGCACGGCGCAGCTTCAACGCAGCCTGTGCCAGTTCAGACGCTTCTTCTGCCAACTGCGCCAAGATTTCGGTCTTGGGCAGAATGTCTGAAACTTTCTTACTCACTTCTGCTCTCCTTTCAGCCAGTCGTTGAGCGCAGCCATGCAAGAGGGGCAAAGAACGAACGACCTATCTGGCGAACATTCATAGCCGCGTTCTTTGATTTTTACTTTTCGGATTCCGTTTGTTTCGCCGTGCCACGAAAAGCACTCGCCGCATCGGTCGCAAATTGCGACTTCAATTTCCATGTTTTCAACCTCCCATTAGCGGGTCTGCGCATTCCCAACGGTAATCATCAAATCGAATTTCACGGTTGATGGTTGTTTTACCTTCAATGACTTCTATCTCCTGATTTACGCATCCACTGCTTTCAAATCCATAGAATCTGAAATCCAACCTATACTTTTTAGACATTTCTTCGTATGGCTCAGGCTCCATCGACCATGCAGCTATTACAGGAAGAACAAGAATTGCGTTGTCGCCATCAGCAATCTGTTCAGTGCAGAACTTTTCGACAAAGTTCTTCATAGTACCCTCGATGTAAGCGGTGTCTTTCACGTTGATGTAGAATGTCTCATCATCGTAAGAGAGCAATGCTCCATCATGGATTTTGTTGTAGACCCACTCTCCATTCGGAAACTTGTTTTTGTAGAAATAGGGGCGGTCATAAACAGTCACGCAATCCGTAAACCAGCGCACGATGTTTTCGGGATTCCCACGGACTTTGAGCTTTCCTTCACACCAATTTGGCATTCTCTTTCTCCAATCTTTTCAGCAGCGCATCCACGTCATACCGCCAATGAACACGAAGCCTTTTTGCTTTGACCCCTCTTGTTCCGCCCACTGCCAAGGGATGCTTTTGCGGCTCTCATTGTATCGGAACGCCAGAACCTTGCTGGCAGGGATTGCAAAGGTGCGGCTGACCGCCCGGTAATTGACTATCACATGGGCGGTCTGACCGCTGTACCCCATTGCTTCCACCATGTCCGTGATGTGCTTTTCCTTGCGGTATTTGCACCTTGCCTTGTCGTACTTGCCGAAAACCTTTTCCAGAGGGATAGAGGGCGTTTCAATGGTTTTCAGCTCAAACAGGTGGTTCATCGGGTATCGGTACACAAGGAAGTCGCAGATGTTGTCGATGGAAAAGGATAGGTTTTCGTTGCCGCCGTAGTAGGTTGCAGCACTGTCTTTCAGACGGTAGCACCACGCATCGGATGGAACGGACGCTTTGAAATCTGCTTCAAATTGCTTGCCGGTGTTCATGCGTTATCCTCGATTTTTTTGGCTTCTCTAATACGCAGCCGAGAAAGTTCGCTATTTGCATATCGCAGTTGCCAACTACCAAACCAGCCTTTGTGAACAAGTTTTCCGGCGCAGTAAACAAACTCCTGCTTCATCAAATCATCAAGCGAAACGATGTAACAGCCCGGCTTGTACTTTCTTTTATTCATCTTCGTTCACTTCTAAATTCATGGAATATGAGTTGCTTTGTCAGCAGGCTTTTCCATTTCCTTCATAATCCGTTTGTGTTCTTCAGTAGTCATGTTGTTTGGAAGGAAACACCTGTCAACAATTTCAAACGGCTTAATATAATGGTCAAGAACATCTCGTGCTTCTTTTCGTGCCTTTTCAGCACACATCTCGATATATTCTTCTTCGGTCATGTTGTAATCGGTGACACAATCGACCACCGAAGAAAACCGACACAGCAAACCGTTAGGCTGTCTTGCAATAAAAGCTCCCATTTATTCTTTACTCCTCATCATCGTTCGTAATTTTTGGAATCGGCATCCAGAGCCTAACCTTTCCACGGTTATTTTCTTCTGTCCACTTTCCATCCTTAAACTCCCTCGTTGAAACACAATCGTTCCAACGCCAAAATTTGTATACGGCAAAGTAGATTCCGTCTTTTTGCGGTTGTGAATCTTTTACGCTAATCCATCTTTGAGATAGATTCACTGTTGGTAGTTCTTTCAGATGTTCAAGCTCGCTTTTCCACGCATCAGCAGACGGAAACCGAATGCCAACTTCATCTCGCTTTGCCAGATTGATAAGCCTAGTTAGGTACTTTTCCAGCGGTTCGATGTCAACAAGCCTGCTCATTCTCTCTCACCTCTAAATTCGCTTCCGAGATACCGCTTCTTACCACGCTCCCGGTGCTTGTCCTCATAGTCACGGTGGTACACGCTCTGGCTGTGGTTCAGCTCATACACGAATGCTTTGCGCTCCTCGAGGTCTTTCTTCTCTGCCTTGTACTTCTCGCAAGTGTCGTGGCAAGCTGTGCAGCGTAATTTGCAGTTGAGACAACAGGTAATCATTCTTCGCCGAATCTCCTTTTTGTAACGGCAATGGGAAACTCTTCGATTTCGGAAGCCCATCGTGCCGTACCGTTTCCATAGGTCTTTTGCCAGACAAGTGGGAAGCCGCCTATACCGTCGAACAGGCTTCCTAGCGTGGCATTTGTACTTAAATAGGGCTTCATCTTCTGTGCAATCCAGAACCATTGCGGTAGAGCAATGCTGTTTCCGAGTGCCTTGTAACGTGGGCTGTCAGCATACTTATGCTTCTTGCCTTTGCTGTCCGCCCATTCTCCAATGTCCGTCCATCCGTCCGGGTAGCCTTGTAGCCGTTCGCATTCAACAGGTGTCAGACGGCGAACAATCCAACGGATAGCTTTTTCTGCAATCAGACACTCGCTGCCATTGCCGATGTTCCCGGCTTTTGCTTTCAAGGTTGAGCATTTGTCGCTTTCTTTGTAGTGACTGAAAGACTGTTCATTAAAGGTTTCGCGTTCGATTGCAATGGCCGTGTAGTCTGTGATTCTGTTTTCGTGGTCGCCCGTAATTGTTGGCACTATTTTGCCATCGCCGTTTCCGCGAGCATCATAAACAACAGGCTGAAACAATGTCTGGTCTTGGAGTGTTGAAAGCGTTGCGCTTTTTTCGGTTTGTACCAGAGCACCTTTACCACCACCGGCGCATCCACTACGGATTTTCAGGGTGTAGGCTGCAGGTTCTGTGCATCGAGTCGAAGTCTCTCGATGGTCTGACTCCAATACTCGTCCAATTCCTTCTCTTCCAGACCTTCTTGTTCCTTCACTTTCTGCACCACCTGTGACAGAGTTCCTGGATTCCACCATTCGATCATATCCAGCAACGCTTGCTTCAGGAGTTCGGGCAAAGGTTTTCCACGCCGGGATGCTCTCACAAGAATTCCCTGACATGCTCGTGCGCTCAAATAGAATTTCTGAGGCACGTTGTCCTCCAAAATCTGCGACAAGAGCGATTCTTTTACGGCGTTGGGGGACTCCCCAATATTGAGCGTCAAGCTGTCTCCATGCCAAAGACCATCCGTTTCCGGCGATTGCTCCGGATTTGCTCCATCTGCCCCCCCTACCCGAAGGTCGAGGAATTGAAGCATCTGGTTGTTCCACGCTGGAAAGTTCTTCCAGCACGGCTCTGAAATCTTCTCCTCCGTTGGAACTGAATGCTCCGGGCACGTTTTCCCAAACAGCGAAAGTTGGATACATTCCATTGGTGGCTGTCCTCATTTCCTTAATGATTCTTGCGGCATCCAAAAACAGCACGGAACGGTTGTCGTCAAATCCAAGCCTTTTCCCCGCCATAGACAAGCCCTGGCAAGGACTGCCGAACGTAATGCAATCCACCGGCTCTATCTTGTCGCCGTGAATCTTTGTGATGTCGCCCAAGTGTTTCATCTTTCCAAACGCCCGTCCAGCCAGATAGCGCAGCTCTTATATAAGGTAGGCGATCAGTCCGTTTTGTCTTTGCAAGCTTGTTTACAGGCTTCGCATTTATGAAACGGCTTATCAAGCCAGCACTCAAACAAAAGACATTTAGGAAGGTCAAATTCCATAGGAGCCTTTCTTCCGTGTGTTCTGTTTCTTCGGACGTGATAATGGCAAGCCATTACATATCCATCAACATCCTCTCCGTATGCACAACTTGTTGCATCAGGTGAAACCATGTGCTTAACATTGATTTCGATTTCTTTTCTCATCTTATCACTCTTTCTGAAATTTACGTTGATGCGTTATTTTAAAATGGCAAATCTTCACTGTCCTGAATTACGGCAAAGTCGCCGGTATCAGGCGAAGAACCAGACCCACCAGCCAGCGTTTTCTTCGGTCTGACCTCATAGTCACCGGAACGAATCTTGTCAACACTGGTGAAACGGTCAACGACAAGCTTCGTCTTGATGTTCCCATCGTTACCCATGTATTCTTCCTCACGGAGAACCACACCGACCAGCTTGCCACGCAGGGTCTTTTCATCGTTATTGAACTTATAACCGGGATTGGACTGCTCCACAGCGGTGATAAAGCCCTTGAAGAACGGCAGTGCCTTTTCCTTATAGCTCTTGATGGTCTTGCCGCCCCATGCCCACTCGCCCGGATTCAGCTTGCCACGCTCGATAAGGGAAGCGGTCTGCTCGCGCCAGTATCCCTTGAACTCGCCCTCTGCGACTTCCCACTCGATGTTCAGACGCTCCTTTGCGGATTCGTCCGTTGCCTTGCAGATACCGGCAACATAGCCGCCAACAGGCAAGTCACGGCGCTCGGTAGCTTCCTGTACGTCATTCCAGTTGATGTTCTTCATCTGTTACTCTCCTTTGTTATCCGGCTGAACCGGGATGTTGTAATACTCACGGATGGTCTTGTCTACGGCTGCGAGGTCGTTCTCGATCAGCGCATCGTTGAACATCCCCAAAGGGGTTTTCACGGTGTCCATCCCATCATTGCGAGTGCTGAACAGGTATCGCCCATCCTGCACAACAGTTTTCAGAACGATGGTGAAGTACCCTTCCACGCAGACCTTTTCGTCCAACATTTTTCCGACAGTTTTGAATTTGTCTCCACCATTTTCTCCGCATTCGCTGTGCCCGAAAAAGTAGACCACCACATCGTCCGGCAGCTCCTTCGCCCGCATCAGCAGGGCGTTGAAGTTGGCTGCCATGTCGGTGAACTTCTGGTATCCGGCGACCTTTGCGTTCCGCATGAACTCGCCGGTCATAAGGTAGGTGGCATCATCAATGACGATGGACTTACGCTTGGTGCTGTGGATTGCGACATCAATCTTGCCGTAATCATTGGTAATGTACGTTTTCATGCTGCTTCGGAACGGCAGCGGCTTGCCAAGCACGTTGATAACCGCTACCTGTTCCGGGTCAAAGTTCCGAAGCGAAGCGGATTTTCCGCTGCCGGAATGACCATAGACCATTACTAATACTGCCATTTTTCTTTCCTTTCTTCGGCTTTATTAGGCTTCATTGTTCTTACTTTGGCTTAATACGGCTGTACAAAATCAACCAGCCATCAGTTCTGCCAACTGTGCACGGAGGTCTTTCAGCTCCGCTTCTCTGTCCTCAATCTCAGACTGCAAGTCCTCAATCGCTGCCAGCCGGTCAGCTTTTTTGGCTTCTGTCATCTGCTCGTTGGTCATAAAGTACACGCCGTCCTCCGGCTCTGTCACGCCACCGAATCTGTCAAGGTTAATCATCTTTTGGTCTCCCTCTCTTGCGTTCCTCTTTGATTTGCAGTGCGCTGTACCACTGGTCTTTGTCAATCTCGATGGTAGACCACCGATGGTTACAGACAAGACACTTTTTTCTGCGAACGATGCTGTCGTGGTCAGACCGGCTATCAACCGTTGTAATGTTGTCACTACCGCACATTGGGCACTTCATCAAGCATCCCTCCACTCGTTGGTGTGGTGAGCAATGCGCTTGATTTTCCTGCGCTCGCGTTCACTGCGTTCTTCCTCTTCGGCGCTAACAGCCAGCGCACACAAGACGATAGCCGTTGCAAGAAGCCCGCATGATACCATTACCCAGCCAAACATCTGCGCTGTGGTCTGACAGCCCTGAATCGTGTCCCCGCACCCGACTGCTGCAATTGCCACGACCAGACCGATCATGGACAATGCTGTTCCTTTCAAAGTTTTCATTGGTTCTCCTTTTTGCTGCCAAAATTAAAAATCCATCCGGTTGCCATTACAGCGGCTGCCACGATGATCCCCCATGTGCCTTTTGCGCCTACCAGTAGTTCAATGAGATGTACCAGCCACAGGTTCAAAAGGAACGCTGCAAGAATCAACGCCAGAATGATGCCCCAGATTAGGGCGATTTCCACAAGTGCTTTCATTTTTTTCCTTTCGCTTGTTGATGTGTTCCAGCCGCTCTTTCTCCCGGCTGTGCCAGCGGATTTCTCGTTTTCCGTAGTACTTACCGTTCATAGGTCAGCTCTCCTGACGCAAGCATCCGTGATACGTCGCCGTAGTGTTTGCCGAGCTTATCAGCAAGCACTTGAACTTCTCCGATAGACGGAAACGCTTTTGTTTCTCTAGCTCTTGCGTTTTCGTTCTGTAGGCGTTTTTTACGCTTTTTGTCACGTTCCTTGTCCATTTTGTGCTTGCACTCCGAGCAATATCTCTTTGTAGGGTTTACTAAGCCAAGAAATAGACCACAACGCTCGCAATATTTAATCTTCACGCTGCATCTCCTTCAACTTGGTTTTCCGATTGTGGCGTTCAAAGCATTGGTTGATGGACTTCTCCATCCAAAGTACCTTGTTGGCATCGTTTCGGGACACGCCAGCAGCCATTGACAGCTTCAGTCTACGCTTGCGGCTTTGCGCCCTGCGAAAATTCGTCACCAGCACTCACCAGCCCTCCTTCTGCTCAATCTCCAGAATCTTGCAGATGCTCTGGATAATCTTCTCCGGCTTTCGCTCACCACGAAGAATCTTGTAGAGGTACGAATCATCAAGGAACAATCCAGTATCGCTTTGAACCGCCTGAATCAGCTCCGTTTGCTTCATACCTCGCTGTAACAGCTTCATCTTCACTTCCAGCTCAAAGCCAGAACGGAAGTTTTCTTTCAAAATTCCACCTCCATTTGCTAAAATCTATTGACATGTACGGAAAACTGTACTAATATAATGGCGTAGAGAGTTTATATTGTACAGTGTTCTGTACTGCCCATGTCTGTATTATAGTACAGACATCTGTACAAGTCAACTCTTTTGTACAAAATTCTGTGCATTTGTATACTTGCACAAATATGGGAGTGTTCTTATGTCGGACTTGTACAGCAACATCCATGCACTCTGCGAAAAAGAGGGCATCAAAGACGGAACCCTTTGTGCCAGCATCGGGATTCGCCGTAGTTTTCTTTCCGAGCTGAAAGCCGGGAGAACCAAGAGCCTGTCCGCAGAGGTTCTTTCTAAAATTGCATCTTACTTCAACGTATCGGTAGACTACCTTCTCAATGGCGAACAAAAAGAAAACCCGCCCCAGCAGCCGCAAAGTGAAGTCGATGCAGCAGTGGAGCGGATTAGAAAAAAACTTGAGTCTATGCCGACAGCGCAACGGGAAGCGCTGATGAACCTGATCGAGAAGAT